CTTCGGATGTATCGTAGTCTTGGTATCCTTTGGTTGAATACGATTGTTGATGTGCGGGGACTTGATACGGTACACCGTCTGCTTACCAGTATTCCGATAGTTCTCACGCTTGACCGAAAGTTTGCCGACTTCCTCGTTACCGTTGAATACAACGACTCGCACAATCTTCTTGGTGAACTCCTCACCTGCTACCTCAGAAGGAAACATCTCCCAATCGTTGGACTCGAATGAAATGCTAGGAACCTTCAGGAATATCTTCTCCATGATATCTTGCAACTCATGAAAGACTGGCATGCCTAGCATCTTCTCAGTTATAACAATATTCATACATCCTCCCCTTACCAATTAAATTTAGCTAAGATGTCGTCAACATCTTTCTTCACCTGCTCACGCGCACCGCTGTCCTCACGCAAGTCGTCAATGTCCATGCCATGAATTGCTTTGGATAACTGCGCCCTCGCATCCTCTAGCTTCGGGTCACGCGTTACGTTCAAGCGATCAAGCAATGTCACCATCTGTTGCGCGTTGGATAGCAGCGTAGAGTGAAACCGACTTCTCACGCCATCCTGACCATCTGTCAGTTTGTCGCTCATGTGCTTCAAACACTCATGCAACCTACCCCACACATCACGCATGGCAGATTCCAGTCGGCTGTTGAAATGCTCGGTGTACTGCACGGCCAACTCCTTCTTAGCTTGTTCTGCTATGTCGATACGGAAATCACCCGACGTAGGTACAGGTAGCACCGCATAGTTAAAGCGGAACTTGTGCGCAATACTTTCAACAGGTGGGTACTCCTCTCGGTCAAACAAATCACCAAGCTGGAATGCCGCCGATGATATCAACGTAGGGTATTGCTGCAAGAAGTTAGCGACAAGCTCCTCGTAGTTCTGCTTGTGCATGTCCATCTGCGACTTGTACCCATTGAAGAAATGTTCAGCAGTCACAACCCGCTGTCCGTTGTCAGACCAAGGCAAGCTGTTGAAGTTGTTCCACAGTCGGACTTGCGCAGCATACTTAGTCACCGCCTCCAACGCCGGACTACCTGCAAGTAAATGCTTGTGGTAGTTGCCCGCTTTGACCTTGGTGTTCTTCGCAGAGTCAACCTCCATCGATACCTTCTTGTCCAGTTTCCTAGCAGTCCAGCAAGAGATGTTAAGTTCAACCAGCAACGATGACGTTGCAATCCCGAACGACTCGAATTGTGGTGTTTCCATGTTCATTGTTTTCTCCTAGTTATCCTACATAAACACTCTGCCCATACTTCGGCACAAAGTTTTTATTACCCACCACACACCACAGCACTGGTGCGCTGATGCGACCCCACTCATGCCACCCATCACCGTAGAACTCACCGTCGGTCAGCATGACCACACACTGCGGCGCAATCCTCTCGGCTTCGAGGAACACGGGCACACACTCAGGCATAGTGCCGCCACCACCTCTGGGCTTTGTCGTATTGATGAGTTGCTCGACCTCGGCCCCGCGATAAGTTTCGCGTCCTGCTACGTGACTATCCCAATACAATAGCTCGACTGTCTCAGGCGCCACTTCTTCACAGATCGATTTCACTTCACCCATGAACTGCGCCAGCATCTCCCCGCCAATCGAACCGGATGTATCGACACCTAGTACGAACAGCTCGGCCTTCTGCGACACCGCACTCGGCATGATGATATCCATACCAAGATAGCGACGATTAGGTCTGCGCCATGTCGATTGGTCACCACCACGCGTGTTGGTCTTGACGAACTCACGCAACGCTTCTCGCCAATCTACTTTCGGATGCAGTAGCTCGTTGATGCCACGCGGTACTTTGCCTTTCATTTTCCCTGCTAGAATTGCCCCTTCACGCAACGCGCTGTCGATGTCTCTGGATATTTCCTCAACTTCCTTATCTGACAACTCATCAGCACCCGACCAGTCATGCTCATCAAAGCCCTCAGCGTCTGCTTTGTTCTTGCCGTTCTGTGGTTGGCCTTGACCATCGACAGGACTTCCTGACTCACCGTCAGATTGTCCATTACCATCACCATCGCCGCCTCCCTCTTCCGGCGTTTCCTTCTTTAGTAGCTCGTACACCTGCTTGGTATCCATGTCGCGATACTTATCGTCAAGCAAGCCTAGCAACTTACCGTTTGCATCACGGGGCATAGCCACTACCAATCCATTCGGGTCGGCATCGCGTATCTGCAAGTTGATGACATAGTCCATCGCTGCATTGGCGAGCATTGCGTTCTCTTTGGCAATACCTTTCCATACCGTCAAGTGACGATAGGCTTTGTGCATAGCTTCGTGTACTACAACAAACGCGAGTTGCTTGTCATCTAGGGAATCGACGAAGGCGCGACCGTATATCACGTCTCTCCCATTAGTACAAGCGGTTGCGTGTGTTTCACTTACCGATACTTTGCCGACCATGAACACACCGCTGAACAAACAGAAGTCAGGATGTTTCATAAGTTGTGCATGAGCGCGTTCAATACGCTTCTCAGCAGGTATTTTTGCTTTCATTGTAGCCATGGTATTTCCCCTTGTTGATTACGCTTGTTCACAAGACCACGCACACTCTTACCTATCTCGTCGATAAACCTATCGAGCGGCATGACTTCCTCGTCGTACATCTCTGCTAGCAGAAACAATAAGCCAGAGATAATTACTCCGATCTGCTCACCGTCGATTACGTCCTCGACTTTATCGATAAGTTCACGCGTCTCCATAATGCGCTCTTGCAGTTGTTCTTCAGATATTTCACGCATATCGTCCCCCTAGAAAAGATACTGGTTCTCACGCATCCAGTTGATGAATGCGGGGCTGGTCATGAGGATGTTCTTCTTTTCCTCGTTCTTTACAGTTGTCGTGCAAAACACAGACTGCAACTCTTTCGGTGTACGCTTCAAGTACTCGAACCACGCGCTGATGTTGCTACGCTCGACTCGTTGAATAGCACCGTAGGCCATGATGCACAGCGCCGCCACGTTGGTCGGAACCTTCGTGTTCTTTGGATCGGCAATCACTTCTTCCCACGTTGGTAGGGAATCGGCAACCTCGACATAAGCCAGCAAATCCCTCGCTGCTGAATCACCAATCGTCCCGCACAACGCTGCGAGCAATGCCTCACGCGAGATCAAATGACGTTTCTTCAGTATGTTGCTAGCACGATGCCCTGACCTTTGCGAGAAGTAACTCTTCTGCGGTGTCTTGGGATTGAAGATGTACATATTGTCCCGCTGCGTTGGGTCTTTGTAGCTCGCCAGCACATGTGGATACTGACGTACGAAAGCCAGCATCTCAGGTGCAAACGCCACCGTTGTACCGTAGTCGATGTACTCCTCGCTCGTTGCCTTGCGTACCGGAACCACCGTCATGCGGTTAAGTGAGTGTGCTTTCAAAATATCACCCACCCCATCCGTCAGGTTGTTACCTGCTGTGATGACGATGCTGTCCTTGTGCAGTCGCATGCCGCCGATTCTCCGCTCGTTTAGTAGTGGATGCAGCATGTTTTGCACCGCTTGGCTCGAAGGCTTCGTGAACTCGTCGATGAACACAATACATGGTTCACCAGTATGGAAACCCCAAACCTCATTTGGATAGAGAGAAGTTGTCTTAGTTTCATGGTTGGGCATGGGTATGCCAATGTCACCTAGCTCTGTGTTGGGTGTGTCGATGTACACGCCACGATAGCCAGTCTTGGCGACCAGTCTCTCGTACATTGCCGTTTTGCCAATACCTGGTTCGCCCACCAGATGAATAGCATTCTCGTTGCCCACCGCTAGGATGAGTTGCTCGGCCTGTTGCAGAGATACTTCTACGTCCATTCGAATTTCCATGTGATTCTCCTAGTTTAATAACAACACAAACAACTACCACGAGACAACCTGACACCATGTCAGACTGTCGCAAAAGGTAAAGGCCAATGTGAACCGAACGATAGATACACGCTGTTATCGTAACGCAGCATTTTGCCTTGCTCTACCATCTCCGAAGTGAAAAGCGCCTCGGCATACTGAAACCTACAAAGGTCGTAGAAAAACGTGCATATCTTTTTGGCATCAGCGATGTACACATACTTTTGTATGTCTCTGTCCCAGCTATAGTCCGCTGCACTCAGCACCAGTTGTTCAACCAATGGCAAGTACGCAGCTAGCCTATCTTCTACCTTCTCATAGCGCATCGCCACATGCAGGGAATTGAAAAAGTCATTTCTCTTGTACAGCTCCTTTTCGACAAAGTAAGTTGTCTTAGCGCCCGTCACCAGCAGCGGCCTAGGCTCGTTCAGCCCACTGTCGTAGTCCGACTTGGTTATTCTTGGGTTTATCTGCACGTAGTAACGCAAATACTCCAAGAAACCCGAGTCGGCGTAGAACTTGCGCAGTTGCCCCATAAGTTGCTGATTAAGCACGTGCTTGTACTCAACCCCACCACCGCAGATTAGATTGTCTGGTGTAATGGTTAGGGGCTTGTCAAATCTATGCCTGATGTTCCGGTCGTTGATATCTTGCAAATAGAACTTGCCTTGTACTTTGGACACGGGTTGCTGATGACGGAACCGATCACCCCAAATGCCAGCCAGCCCGAATCTCTGATACAAGATTCGGTTCATGCACTCCAGCGTTGATGGAGATTCGTAATTGCCATGATCTATGATGATTGTGTTGTCTGGCAGGAAACGTATTACATCGGTGTTGTATAAACGACAAACCACGACGTTGCCCACGCCTTCGACACCCTCCATGCGAATCTGGCTACGGTCGTACCTACGCACGAACCCTAGCGGGCGCAAGCCTTTGTTCCTCCCACGCTTGTAAGGCGTACGGCTGTCGTGATGCTTTACTGCGTCCTCGTACGTTGATAGTACGGGGAAATCTTCTGAGTTGTTCACTTCACCTCCCACATGTCGTAGATTTCAACCTCATGCGCATATGCTTTCGATCTGTCACATTCTTCGCGTATGAGGTCGGATGCTTCCGCTTCGGTTGCCGCTTCCACCTCAATTTCTTGGATGTAAGTAAATTTCACTATGCCTTTATATGTTTTCATTTCAGTTCCTCCGGTTCATTTAGGCCACCCAAAAAGAAAAATTACTAAAATTACACCAAGCACAGTCCCGATGATTGCACCTGCGATTGCTGCTGCGATAGCAAGCATTTCGTTTTCATCCATCTCATCCTCCACTCATGTCTGCTGCTGTTATCACCGCACGGGAATAGATACGGCTGTATCGCTTGGACGCATCTTCATCAGGAAACAACGCTCTTGCATAACGCTCGGCACACTCTTTGGTTTCAAAGAAGGAAGGGAACTCCCATTCCTCAATGTCCTCGCCTTGCACCCACCAAATCTGTTTCATCTCATTCTCCTCGACATTCTGACCCGCTGTCAGGTTGTCCTCTTTGGGTTAAGTTGTTTCAATTGTGACAAGTCTGTGATGAGCATGTAGTTCGACTTGTTGATCGGCGCGATGGTGTGCTTGCGGTTCCTCGCCGCTGCTTCGCCGCAAGGCTTGCATAAGTTGTAACCTAGCTTCCATCGCTCGTAGCCAACGTCATCGCCGCACACTACGCACGGATACAGTTTAGTTTCCTCTTGCATGGCTCACCTTCCTCGTTTCGAACGGCTCGTAGTTATCCTCGAACGCATACGCTTCGTGTTTTGCTACCCACTCGGCATAAAGGGCATCGAGGTAATCCTCCAGTTCAGCTTCAGTCATTGGCTCATACTTGGGTGTTGCTGGTTGGGTTACTTGCATCGTCATGGCTCTCTCCGGTTGGTTGTTGCGTTTGTTGCGTTTGTGGTTCTCTCTTTGCACAGGCTTGGCACACCGTATGCCCGTAGGCAAGTCGGTTTTTACCGATGGTGTTGGTGTGGCAAACCCTGCACAGGTTTGGGTTACGTGGATTGTGTTTGTGCTTGGACATAGTGACCCTCTGTCAGATTGTCGCTTGGTAAGATAAAAGGAAAAATAAATACAAAGCCCATTACCACTTGGGCTACGCCCATTATACCATATAAACTATACAATGTCAAGTAAATGGCAACGGGTTGGCACGTGTGTCGCGGAGGTTTGAATTGTGTGGATGCACCGAAAAAATCAAAAAGTTTTTCAAAAGTGGTGGCAACGGTGGCAACACCGGTCAATCTTTGTTGTTTTGCTTGTTTGATAGGTGTAGAGGTTTGAATTGTGTGGGCCCACCGAATTAATCAAAGAACCGAATTAATCAAACCTATGTTGTTGTACTGTTAATTGTTCTGGGCGGTTTTGAAAATTTCGAACAAATGCGAGAATGATAACGGTTTTTTGAAAATGCGAAAGTCAATGAAATCAATGGGTTACGAGATTGGTGTTGTTAAAATTGTATTGCCAAAGTTGCTATTGTTCGAAAAAAAAAAAATTTCGAACATTAGGCCTAGGAAACATGCGGATTGTACGTAATGTTCTAAAAAAGGGTTATTTGAGAGAGAGCGGCGCTAAAATTTTTGTATTTATTGGGGGATGCAAGGGAAACACTTGCCGAGTGCCTCAAAGGAATCAAAAATCCTCATTTTCAAAAAAAGGCCGGAACATTAGAACATTATGGAACAATTAACAAAATTTTGATAACTTTTTTGGACAAAGTTCAATTAAATCAATAGGTTACGAGCGATTCTTAATGTTCGAAAATTTGCTTGTAATGTTCTCTGTTTTTTTTTTTTCGAACATTAGGCGACAAAATGACGATCTGTCAGCGTGTCGTTGCTTAAAAAATAGGCAGTTGCTTAAAAAATAGGCAGTTGCTTAAAAAATAGGCAGCTGCTTAAAAAATAGGCAGCTGCTTAAAAAATAGGCAGCCGAGGGAATTCCCTACGCAAGTGACTACCGCGTTGGAATGACCGTTCCCTTTTCTTTTTTCTAATTTTTTCTTCTGGGTTGATTGACATGATGACTATGAATCAGCATGTCACGATTAAAAAAGACAATTTGATAGCATGATAGGAAAAAAGGGATAATAGTCTCAATGCAGCGACATAGGGTTGTTGCAGATATGGGAGAAAACCATGCAGAAAACAGTAATTGCCGATAGCGTTTCCGCTATCACTTCAGACCAAGCATTAACCGCAAAGGATAGCGGTTTTAGGTTCGCACGTAACCAACAAGAAAACATAGAGAATGCCAGAGACTTTTCCAGAATGATCGGCACAGACCCGACTTACGATCAATTCGAAGCATGCCGAGTACAATGGGTCGCGGGTTACGTCGAAGCAAACCCAGACAATACTGCTAATTCAGCCGATAAAGCATGGGGTCGCTTTACTGGGTTGCTGGATGACCTATTTGGTTTAAAGGTAGTAAAACCCAAAAGCGATAATCCGGCAGCCGAGAAGAAACGCGCTGAGCGGGAAAAGAAAAACGCTGAATTACTAGCAAAGTATCAAGACACCAATCCAGCCGAGTTACGCGCACAGATTGAGCATGCGTACACAGTACTCAGTCAGAATCCAACGCACAAGGATTCATTGAAGGCAGTCAAAGAACTTGACAAGGTTTTGAAGGTCAAGCAATCGGCAGCAAATAAGCAGTTTGGCGAGGAATTGTCGGAACTCCGCAAGGAAGTGAGGGAAGCGGTAACCAAGTGTACGCAGCCGGAAGCACTACAGGCATGCTTGGATATCCTCAGCGCAGCCGCGACCGAGTAAGTAAACCTGATTTATTTTGACCCAGCCCACCGGCTGGGTTTTTTACGCCCAGACAAAACCGACCCCAGCCCCCCAAAATTTTTATGACACCCCTACCACGGCATGTACACCATGTTTCACACATCCGATCCGCAGCTTCACAAATACATACAAAAATAGCAACGCCCCACCCCCTTGTAATTTCTACAACGCATGCCTATACTCCGCCAGCAGAAACACCCCCCATATAAATAAGAGGAGTCCCGTTTCCTTTTAGGGTATTATTTATTTGGGGAAAGCGGATGCTATCCGTGCGTACCGATCCCGAAAGGGCAAAGCAGGCGGCACCATATAGACGCAGCGAGTACCCTTAATCTGTCTCACAAATAAGGCAGAGCATGACGATTCAGATACAGCCTACAAGTAATGCGCCCATACCCAAAAATTTGGGTGATGAAGTCGGCGCGTCATTGCAGGAAAACGCTCGCATTGCTGCTACCACGGCAGCTTTGATGGCTGAGCTTGATATGCCTTTTGAGATGACTGAAGAGGATGAGAAGCTAGCCCATGATCTATTTAAACAAGTAGATGCCAAGAAACAAAAAACTTCTCCAAGCCAATACAACCCCGCCGCTCTCTATCAAGGTAATGTAGCCTTAAAGTTATCCGCGCTACTTAACGAATACGACCAACGGGTTGTACTCAACGCTACGCAAGCACGGACGTATATAACTAATAGATTGCTTGAAATATCCTCTTGCGGCGATGCCCGCTACGAGTTGAAAGCGATTGAACTCCTAGGCAAGCTCTCTGATGTCGGTGCGTTCACCGAAAAGAGCGAAGTTACTATTACTCATCGTACCTCTGACGACTTAAAAACAGCCATTGCAGACAAAATTAACCGTCTTTTGGCTGCTCAGCAGGCCAATATCATCGATATAACCCCTGATGACAACTCTCTTGAAGCTGAATTAGGTCTTTTGGAAGACCAAATCGATGAGGGTTTTAACGAATGAATGCACAAGAGCTACAAAATCTCTTAAAAGTGCTTCCAAGTCTTCCAGAAGTACAGCTTCGTGACCTCTATGCAAGCCTAGAAGAGCATGAAATCATTCAAAAACGAGAGAATGCGGCGAATAACTTCATGGATTTCGTCCACAAGGTGTGGCCTACGTTCATTGATGGGGCTCATCACAGCCGGATGGCACGGGCTTTTGAGAAAGTGGCACGAGGCGAATGTAAACGCCTCATTATCAACATGCCCCCACGCCACACAAAGTCGGAGTTCGCATCATATTTGCTGCCAGCATGGTTTTTGGGCAAGTTTCCTCACAAAAAGGTGATCCAAGCGTCCCATACGGCTGAATTGGCAGTGGGTTTCGGTCGAAAAGTGCGAAATTTGGTTGATTCTGATGTCTATAAAAGTATTTTCTACACCACGTCATTGCAAGCTGACTCTAAGGCGGCGGGTAGATGGAACACATCCAAGGGCGGGGATTACTTCGCTATTGGTGTAGGTGGAGCAGTTACCGGTAAGGGTGCAGATGTACTAATTATTGATGACCCGCATTCAGAACAAGAGGCCGCATTAGCCGAAGCGAGCCCTGAGATTTACGACAAGGTATATGAGTGGTACACGTCCGGTCCGCGTCAGCGTTTACAGCCGGGGGGCGCTATTATTATAGTAATGACCCGATGGTCTAAGCGGGACTTGACGGGGCAGGTGATAAAAGCCGCTGCGCAACGTGGCGGGGATGAGTGGGAAGTGATTGAGTTCCCTGCCATCTTACCAAGTGGCAATCCTTTGTGGCCTCAGTTCTGGAACTTGACCGAATTGATGGCGTTGAAGGAAGAACTGCCAAATCAGAAGTGGATGGCGCAGTACATGCAGAACCCCACGTCTGACCAGTCTGCGATTGTTAAAAGGGAATGGTGGCAAACTTGGGAGAAGGACGACCCACCGCAGTGTGAGTTTATTTTGCAGGCTTGGGACACGGCGTTTGAGAAAAATAATCGTGCTGACTACAGCGCCTGTACCACATGGGGCGTCTTTTATATGGACGACGATACCGGTGTCAAACAAGCCAACATAATCCTTATTAACGCTTTTCGTCAGCGTCTTGAGTTTCCTGCGCTCAAAAAGAAAGCTATCGACGAGTACACTGAGTGGGAACCCGATTCCATCATTGTGGAGAAAAAAGCGTCAGGTGCCCCCCTTATCTACGAGATGAGAGCGATGGGTATACCTGTCCAAGAGTTCACCCCCTCTAAAGGTAACGACAAGATTTCACGACTTAATGCGGTGTCTGATCTGTTTGCATCAGGCCGGGTATGGGCACCCAATACACAATGGGCAGAAGAAGTTATTGATGAAGTAGCGTCGTTCCCCGGCGGGGAGCATGACGATTATGTTGACTCTGTGTCGCTTGCAATGATGCGGTTTAGGCGCGGTGGGTACATACGCACCCTGTTAGATGAGGAAGAAGAGCAACCACTATTTAAACGGCGTACCCAGCCGTTTTACTAAAGATAATTCATGGCTCATTTGGTCTGTAACCTGCCGCCAGTGCATTGTTATGTGCGGCGTGAGTTTTTATATGACTTTGGTCAAGGGTATGGAGAGTATGAGCCTTGTATTTGGGTGTCTTTAAAGAGCCTGCGGGGGCAGGCGTTCAGGATAGAGGCGTATCTACCCAACTACGGCGCGTTGTACGACAAATTGCCGCTACATGCGTTTGTGTCAAGAACGGATGTAGTGCCAGAAACGCTGTTGTCGTTGGATTTGCTACAGATTTGGGACTGTTTCAGTTACGATTTTGCGGTAATCCAGAAGGTTTTTTTGCGGAATCTGACGTGCCGGTTTTATGCAAAGGACAAGCAGTTTTATGACGGCGAGTACTTGTTTACGGCAGATCATTCGGCGCCGGACGTTAATCTTATAGACACAAGCTACGCTGAGTGGCCGGAGGATCACAAGAGTTTTAACTTTATTGCTTTAGACAACGGTCAGTATGCTGCACAGCCTAACAACCGATGTATTTTTCTGGACGCTGCAAGCAATCCGGTACAACTCAAGTTTCCCGACTTTAAGGTTTGCACCAAAAAGTACGTGGTAGAGCAGAAACCAAAGTGGGCGCTGGGCGACACAACCACTGTGATGTATGAATAGGATTAATTATGGCTATTGATAAGGCATTAAACCGCGCACCGGAAGGACTTACCGAGGATGACTTGGCTATTGCGCAATCCATACAACCCGATATTGAGATTGAGATCGAGGACCCTGAGTCGGTAACAATTGGGATGGGCGATTTAGAGATTGAGATCGAGCCGGGCAAAGAAGATGACGAAGATTTTAACGCTAACTTAGCTGAGCATGTTGACGACAAAAAGTTAGCGACGCTTGCATCTGAGTTGATTGGTGACTATGACGAGGACATTGCCAGCCGTAAAGATTGGATACAGACGTATGTAGATGGTCTTGAGTTGTTGGGTATGAAGCTAGAAGAGCGGGCTGAGCCGTGGGAAGGCGCGTGTGGTGTGTATCATCCACTTCTGTCTGAAGCACTTGTGAAGTTTCAAAGTGAGACGATGCTCTCTACGTTTCCTGCAAGTGGCCCAGTTAAGACACAAATTATTGGCAAAGACACGCCTGAGAAAAAAGACGCAGCGCAACGCGTGCAGGCCGATATGAATTATCAATTGATGGATGTGATGAAAGAGTACCGCCCTGAGCACGAGCGTATGTTGTGGGGTTTGGGTCTGGCAGGTAATGCGTTCAAAAAGATTTATTACGACCCGCAGCTTGAGCGTCAGGTGTCAATGTATGTGCCCGCCGAAGATATTGTGGTGCCGTATGGCGCAAGTGATTTGGAGTCCGCAGAGCGTGTGACACATGTGATGCGTAAGACTGAAAATGAGTTAAATCGTTTACAACACGCTGGCTTTTATCGTGATGTCGATTTAGGTGAACCAAACAATATATTAGATGAAGTTGAGAAAAAGATTGCTGAGAAGCTGGGCTTTAGAGCTACAACAGACCATCGCTACAAACTGTTAGAGATGCACGTTGAATTGAATTTGGAAGGCTTTGAGCATAAGGATGAAGATGGCAATATAACGGGTATTGCACTGCCATATGTTGTGACGATAGAAAAAGGCTCTGCGGAAATTTTAGCTATTCGTCGTAACTGGGAGCCGGATGACGACACGCATCAGAAACGTCAACACTTTGTGCATTACGGCTACGTGCCGGGATTTGGTTTCTACTATTTTGGTCTGATTCACTTAGTTGGTGCGTTTGCTAAATCAGGCACTTCACTTATTCGCCAGTTGGTCGATGCAGGTACGCTCGCTAACTTGCCGGGGGGTTTTAAGTCTCGTGGGCTGCGGGTCAAAGGTGACGACACACCAATCGCACCGGGTGAGTTTAGAGATGTGGATGTGCCGAGTGGCTCTATTAAAGATAACCTGCTGCCACTGCCATACAAAGAGCCAAGCCAGACTTTGTTCTTGCTGTTTCAAAACATCATCGAGGAAGGGCGACGTTTTGCTAATACGGCTGATCTTCAGATCAGTGACATGTCAGCACAAGCTCCCGTTGGTACTACGCTGGCAATTCTTGAGCGCACATTAAAAACAATGTCGGCAGTTCAAGCTCGCGTGCACTACAGCATGAAGCAAGAGCTTGGGTTACTAAAAAAGATCATCGCGGCTTATACACCTGATGAGTACACCTACGAACCGGAAGAAGGCAACCGTAGAGCTAAGCGTAGCGACTACGACAACGTCGATGTAATACCAGTGTCTGATCCCAACGCCAGCACTATGGCGCAGAAAATTGTTCAGTATCAAGCGGTGTTTCAGTTAGCGCAAGCCTCTCCTACGCTGTACAACATGCCGTTATTACATCGTCAGATGTTAGATGTGTTGGGTATTAAGGATGCACAGAAGCTTGTGCCTATGGATGAGGATCAGAAGCCAACCGATCCAGTGACTGAGAACCAGAATATATTGATGGGCAAACCCGTTAAAGCATTTGGATATCAAGACCATCGTGCTCACATCGTCGTACATATGTCAGCTATGCAAGACCCGATGATCGGTCAGTTGTTGAAGGACAACCCGATGGCGCAGCAGATGCAGTCAGCAATGATGGCGCATATCAATGAGCACTTAGGTATGGAATATCGCAAGCAGATCGAGCTTCAGCTTGGCTTTAACTTGCCACCTGCTAAAGATGAGTCAGGTGAAGAGAGGGGTATGGACCCAGAAGTTGAAGCACGGTTGGCACCAATGCTGGCGCAGGCAGCACAACAACTGTTTCAGCAGAACTCCGCGCAGGTAGCTCAGCAACAAGCACAGCAGCAAGCACAAGACCCACTGGTCCAGATGCAGATGCAAGAGTTGCAGTTGAAGCAGGCTGAACAACAACGCAAGCAAGCTAAAGATATGGCTGACGTTAAGCTCAAACAGCAGCAACAACAGATTGAGACCACACGTATTACTGCACAAGCACAGCTTGAACGAGAAAAGATGGAGGCTAATCGCAAGGCCGAGGCTTTGCGTATGGCGGTTGAATCAATAGGCACTCGTGAAAAAGACGCTATCAAAATGGGCGTAGATGTACTCAAACAGATTTCAGCGCAAACGCATCAACAACAGATGCAACGCAATACCCCCAAACCGACAAAAGGTGAGTAATGGACGCTTTAGAACTACTTGTCCAACAGGCGGACGAGAAGATTACACAACTCAAAGAGCACTTGGCAGCCGGTCGAGCGACTACTTATGAGGAATACAAATCAGTTTGTGGTGAGATTCGGGGTTTGCTCATTGCAAGAGGTTACACACTAGACTTTAAGAAAAACTTGGAGGATTCGGATGACTGATTCAATTTTGCTGGCTACAGACGCCAGTAACCCGCAGATTGTTGGGGCATACCACATGAACGCTACAGATGCGGAGAAGGCTACACAACTTCCTAAACCTTCGGGGTACCGAATCCTGTGTGCCATACCGGAGATTGAGAAAGAGTACGACAGCGGAATCGCCAAGGCGGATACAACACTCCGCTACGAGGAACTGCTAACCACCGTGCTGTTTGTTGTTGATATGGGCCCTGATTGTTACCAAGATACTAATAGATTCCCAACCGGGCCTTGGTGCAAGAAGGGAGATTTTATTCTGGTGCGCCCAAATGCCGGTACTCGACTGGTCATTCACGGACGTGAATTTAGATTGATTAACGACGATTCCGTAGAAGGAATAGTTGAAGATCCACGCGGCATTTGCCGTAAATAACAGGAGGACGAGATGCCTGAATTTGAGAAAGAAGAGTTCCAGTTTCCCGATGAAAAACTTCAAACTGATAAAAAAGAACTCAGTGTTTCTATGGAGCAAGAGGAAAAACCGGAAGGTTTTGAGGTCGAGATTGAAGACGATACCCCACTACAAGACCGGGGCAGACAGCCGCTACCTCAGAATCTAAAAGAGGAGCTTGAGCGGGATGAACTTGACTCGTATGACGACGCGGTCAAGGAAAAGTTTAAGCAAATGAGAAAGGTTTACCACGATGAGCGCCGCGATAAAGAAGCTGCGTTTAGGGAGCAACAGGAAGCAGTCGCTCTTGCCAAACAATTAATGAACGAAAACCGCCGGATCAAGACCATTCTTGACACTGGTGGGAAAGAGTACGCCGCCGTTTTAAACAATGCCGCTACTCTTGAGATGGAGATAGCAAAGCGGGCGTACAAAGAAGCTTACGACAGTGGGGATTCCGACAAACTGGTTGAGGCGCAACAAGCGCTTCAGGTTGCAAACTACAAAATGTTGCAAGCCAAAAGTTTTAGGATGCCTACTTTACAAGAGGAAAATTATGCGGTACAACCGCAACCAGATCAGGTCCAACAACCTGCTCCTCGTGCGTTAAACCCCAAGCTGGAGGCGTGGCAAGACCGCAACCCTTGGTACGGCGCAGATGACGAGATGACCGCAACGGCTTTAGGAGTCCACGAAAAACTCAAGAAGTCGGGCGAGGTAGTGATTGGATCGGACGAATATTACGCGGCGTTGGACAGAACAATCCGCAAGCGGTTTCCTGAATACTTTGATGTTGAGGAACCGGAGGACAAGACGCGATCCGAGCCTGCTCGCACAAAGCCGAGCACAGTGGTAGCCCCAGCGGTTCGTAGCACAGCTTCCAACAAAATAAAGCTGCGGTCGAGCCAAGTTGCGCTTGCAAAAAAGCTGGGGTTGACCCCGGAACAATACGCCCTTGAACTCAGAAAATTGGAGGCCCAAAATGCCTGAAAATAAGTTAGAACGCGAACTGACATCCCGAGCAATGAGCGAGCGCCCTAAGCAGTGGACGCCGCCTGAATTGCTTCCTGAGCCTGATAAAGAGGCTGGGTATGCCTATCGCTGGATACGTGTATCCATGCTTGGTCAAGCTGACCCCCGTAACCTTTCGTCCAAACTTCGTGAAGGTTGGGAACCAGTCCGCATTGAAGAGCAACCTAAATTTTCACTGCTAATCGATCCCGGTAGTCGATTTAAAGACAATATCGAGATTGGTGGGTTACTACTCTGCAAAGTTCCTGAAGAATTTGTTGCACAGCGTTCCGGTTACTACCAGAACCAGACTCAAGCTCAGACGGAAGCGGTGGACAATAACTTGATGCGTCAAAGTGATCCGAGGATGCCTCTCTTTAGGGAGAGAAAATCTTCGCATAGCTTTGGTAAAGGCTAATAATTTTTTGAACGAGGTTTAACATGGCTTATCCTACGGTATCAGCCCCATATGGACTAAAGCCCGTTAATTTAATTGGCGGACAAGTCTATGCGGGACAGACTCGCCTGATGGAAATTGCAAGTGGCTATGCTACGAACATTTTCTATGGTGATCTGGTAAAAAGGGTGTCCGATGGAACTATTGAGAAAGACGCAGGAACGACTACAGCAACGCCGTGTGGTGTGTTTCTTGGCGTTACTTTCACAAACAGTTCTACCGGTCAAGTTCAATTTCAACAGTTTTATCCAGCATCTCAAGCAATTAAGTCAGGCACAAAGATTTTTGCTTACGTTGCTGATGATCCTGAT